GAGTAGAATGAATAATTATTAAAATGAGAAATAATAAGAATAAAATATCAAATATAATAAATTATGATTAGAATAAATAAATGAAATTTTTTTTAAAAAACAAGAACTTTAAAAAATATAAAATTCCTGAGAATAAATCTCAGGAATAAATATTAATCATCTTCATAATCAGCATCATTTATAGGCATATTCTCTATAGAATTACCAGTCATTCCATCATTATTTGGAGCAGAGTAATCTAAATCTGGTTCATCAGACATATCACCATCAAGATTATATTTAGTGAAATCAAATCCTGTAACTTCAGACATAAGTTTAATATAGCGTTTTCTAAATCTTTCTTGAATATTTCTGTTATTGACAAGAACTTCATCACCATTATCATCAATAACAATATATTTATTACAAGCTATATTAACTCCACCACCATTGATATTATGCATTTTATCTTTAGTGATTACAACAGGAGTTTCATCAACAAGTTTTTTAGCACGTTCCAAAGCTTCCAGAGACATACCTTCAATACTATTTCTTTCCATGATTTGTAAGCTTTGTAAATTAGGTGTTTCTGGATCATAACCTACTGTTTTAAGATTATTTAAATCATATTCTTTAGACATGTCGATATTTCGATGCTTCATTTCATCTATTTCACGAATTTTAAATTGCCAAGCTACAAGATCTCGTTGTTCACTTGTAAGAACATCTCCGGCAGAACCAGAAATCAATTTTTCCAAATCACTATATTCCATTTGTAATAGACGATCGTTGAATTTCTTATAGCTAGATTTTTCTTCATCAGTCATTACATTTACAAGACCGAATTTAGATGTATAATTATTATTTTCATTACTTTTAACCATGATAGTTTTCCTCCATTAAATGTTATTATTAATAACTCTAATAGAATTATTAATATTTGTAAATTCATATTCATAAGCATATTCTATACCAGAAATATGAATGTATAGTTTTACACTTTTTGTATCTCTATCCAATTTATAATCAATATTACATGAATGATTTAATTGGTTTTCTATATCAGCTTCTAAATTATTTACAGCTTCAGTTATACCAGATTCATCTTCAAATGAGAATTTAAATAAATGTTGTTTTAAACCTACATTTGGAAATAAAGGAAGATCTCCTTTAAAAATAGATAAACGAGATGTTAAAGAATTAAAAATAACCGTCTCTTGTATATCTTTATTGGAATCTTTATTTTTAAAAAGTCTTCCATCTATATCTGATCTAAAAGTTGGATTTACAATAGTAGTTTCCATAAGTTAATTCCTCAGATAAATATATTATATCGTGTTGTTTTTATATACAATATGATAACTTTTTATTTATATATTTTAATGATGTAGAGATAAATGAGTTTGTTAAACTTAATCTCTACTAAAAAATAATATTTTTATAAGGAAGGATAATTGATTATGGTTGACGAAGGAAACGCCAATGTATTAGGAGATGTGGTAGAAGAAATAACGAATGATCCGATCGAAAAAGGTTACAGTAATGCTTGCAAAGATAAAAATTTTATTAACAATGTACTGAATAACGAAAATGATCAGACAGCAAAAGCTTATAAAGATTTTGCTGATGAAATTGATAAACATGTCGATCATACTAATGATTCAAATGAATCCAATGAACATATTGATGATTCAACTGAATCTGATAAAAGACGTATTGTAAAACAAATGATAGATCTTTCTATCGTAAGAGAAAATGGTAAATTAATCCATTCATCTGAAACAATACCTCTTAATTCATTATTGGTCAATGCTATAGGAGCTACAATAGGTAATTGTCCAAAAAATGGAGATGAATTTAAATTTAATTTAAAGATCGAGGAAGATGGAAGTGTAAACCTTCAATTACATGCTCCAAATAACAAAATGAATAATGGTATCATTTTATCATTATTTAATAATGTACTTGATGAAAATAAAATGAATGAAAATGTAATGAGTTTTATTCGTATGATTAGTACGAAATTTGGAGCATCATTCAGACCTTATAGTAGTAGTGATGGTTATTCTAATGGTAAAGGTAGAGATAACTGGAGTGGTGTTCATTATTGATTTTGATTAAATCATAAAAGAAGGAACTCAGATAGTTCCTTCTTTTTTTTCATTTTACTGAAATTGACAATTTGATATATCATAATTTAAGGGTAATATTATGGCTAAGAAATACTCTAAAAATAATAAAAGAGAAGTTACGGGGCGTCGTCGATTTAAATGTGAAGATTGTGGACAACGTTTCGGTACATTTGATCAACTTTTTAAACATGCTACTAAAATGCATTCGGATCTTATAGGTAATGAAGATCCTTATAAATATCTTTTTGATAAAAGAAATCCTGGTGTAAAACTTTGTGTTATTTGTAAGAAAAATACTTGTGAATGGAATCCTGTTAAGCATAAATATGCTAGATATTGTACAAATCCAGAATGTAAACAAAAAGCTAGAGAAATGTTTCAGAAAAATATGAAACGTGTTTATGGAACAGATAACTTACTTAATGATCCAGAACATCAAGCAGAAATGTTGGCTAATAGAAAGATTTCTGGTAAATATACTTGGAAGGATGGTGTACAAATTATCTATGTAGGTAAGTATGAATTGGACTTTTTACAATATTGTGAAAATACTATACATTTTACAAGTTCTGATGTAATTCCTTTTCCTACAAATAAAGCTATTAAATATCTTGATAAATTTACAAATACTGAACGTTTTTATATTCCTGATTTCTGGATTCCTTCATTAAATTTAGCAATAGAAATTAAAGATGGTTCTAAATATCCATTAGATTCAAAAGCCAAAATGGCTATGAAAGAAGAAGCAGTTATAAAATTAGATCAATTTAATTTTATTAAAATAGTTGATAAAGATTATACTGATTTTACAGATTTAATAAAAACTTTAAAAGATTTAAATTGTGCAGAAGAAAAAAAAGATGTAAGTCATATATTTATAATACCGGCCCCTTCAAATGATACTTTGTAATATTTTATAATTATATAACAATTAAGTATCATAATTCATTGAAAGAAGTAGTCTTACTTTATCTTTTTTTGAATTATATATTTTATTTATGATTAAGGAAAAAAGTCGTAGACATAATTCCTTAGCATAATTTTTAAAATGAACCAAAGCAAAACTGGCGCCAGGTTCATATAAAACAAAGGAGGCCATGATTATGGCAGAAACTTCAACAAAAACAACTCCAAAGATCGTTGCTAATCTTAAGAAGGTTCCGGGAGCTATCAAAGCTTTCCCAGGAAATTTCAAAAAGGATGTAAAATCCGTTTCAACTGGAACAAAGATTGCAGTTGGTACAGGAACAGTAGGTATTGCTGCTCTTAGTTTCTTAGCTGGAAGAGCTACAAAGAAAGCTCCAAAAGCAAAAGTAACACCTACAGCAACTGCTAAATAAAAAGATCACATTTGGAGAAAAGCACAGTAATAAAAGAGGTGGTTTATACCACCTCTTTTATATTTTTTTTCTTATTATATATTATATTAATAGTAATAATTCATAAAGGAGGTAAGGAAATATGAATGATTATGAAAAGTTTCAAAACTTGGTTGATAAAATAACTACCCAAGCAATAGAAGGAAAAATCCCAATATCGGTTGTAAGAAATCTCAATCAAACATTTGAGATTTTTAAATCATCGGTTACTGTTGGATTTTTAACAGGAGGAAATTAAAAAATGATAAATGATTTAAGTAAAATCCGACTTCTGAGTCGTAAACATTTATGGTATATTGATGAAGAAGAAAAAATTGGATATATTCAAAATGATTATTCTGATGCAGAACTTATTGTTGTGATTAAGAATGATCATGTAACAAAATATCCAATTCAAAAAGAGCTCACGATAATTCCAGAATTAAACATCGTGTTATTTGAAACACAAGAAGATGCAATTATTGGATTATCGATGATGCAAACAATGGAAAATGGAGAATTAATGGTTAAAAATTCCATTCAAACAAATATGCACGATGGATATTATTCAGTTAAATCTCCAGGTTCAATTGAATCTGGTTTATATTCTTATTCTGAAATAGATAGGAATGTAAAATCGATTAATGTTAAAGAAGTTCGGTATCTGAATCAAGATAATAAAATTAAATTGATTCATGGTATTGATGAATACTCTTCTTTGAAAGATGTAATCTATGAATATATGAGATATAATGATATAAAAATTAATCATCATGACATATATTCAGAAAGATTGGTTTTTGATATCATTAGTGAAAACGGTACACTTTATATTAAATCGTTTTGGCTAATGGATAATGGTACGGATTTTGGTCCAACACCATTTATGATTTCTCCATTATCTGGATACTTGTTATTTACAAGTAAAGAGAATGCAGCAATATATAGAAATGATGTTAGAGAAGGTTTGACTTCCACATTCAATTCTACAATTGTTGAAGGCCAGTTGCGAATGTCAACTGGAATGCAAAGAAATCAGATTAAAGAAAACAAGAAGGCTGCAGTAGTTAATATCTTAACAGGTGTTAAAGATGTAGTCTTATCATTTGTTTCTATAGATCAAATATTTGGATTTGTTACAAATAAAACAGCTCCAAATATTGTAAGAAAGTTTAAGCAGATAAAACGTAACAGAAATGCAAAGAAACGAAAAGCTGCTTATCTTAAAAATAGAAATAAAGCTGTTTGTTAAAATAAAAGAGGAGGATAAAATCCTCCTCTTTTTTTATTTTGTTTGACTTATAATTGTAGATAGTTGATTTTGAATAGTTTTTAAAGTATTTCCAACATCATTTACTTTATCAACAATATTATTATCTGAGAATTCACTGTTAATTGATTTTGCTTCATCTGCAAAAGATATAAATGCATTTAATGCTTGAGATGTTTGATCTAATAATGCAGTTGCTTGTTCATATTTAGATTCAATACTATTTAAATCTGAAGATTTTATTTTTTCCAAATTAAATTCTATTTTTTCTTTATCACTACTTTTGTATGCTGTATTTAATGCATCTGTAATAACTTGAATTACATCATCATGGGATATATTATCTGCATCTTCAATATCTTTAAATTTAAAAGAAAGTTTATAAACATAATCTTCATTAAGAAGTTCTGTTTTATCAAAATCAATAATATCATCCCATAATACTATTACTTCACCAGTTAATTCCCAAGCGCCATCAACAAGTTCAATAACACCGCAATCATAAAAAATTTGTGATTTTAAATAATCAATTGTATTCTGATCTTCTGTAGCAGATATAAATTTTTCATTTATAGCAATGTTTTCTGCCATAGAAGAATATTTACTTGCTCGGTCATAATTCATATAAGATAATACACGAATTTTTTTATTTGTAACCGATTCTGAATTTGTATAAATTATATAGGATTTATTTATTTCAAGTCTCATAATAATACTCCTTTAGTTATATAAAAATGTCGAGTTATTAAAAAATCTTTTAAATTATATATTATATTTGTGCCTTAGGAAAGTATGTTAATTATATGCAGTTGATTATTTTTCCCTCCCACCCATAATCAAATGTTGAAGGAGATTAATATGCTTTCCTAAGTTTTTCCTACCATAGTAGTAGAGAAAATAAGATTTATTCTTATTTTCTCTTTTTTTTCTTTTATATAATAATGGAAAGATAAATATATGTGAGGTATTTTATATTATGAACTTTTTTAAAATTGATGAATTTGATTCTGCTGATGGTTCTGGAATTAGAGTAGGTTTGTATGTATCAGGATGTACACATAAATGTAAAGGTTGTCATAGCTCAGAATATTGGGATTTTAACTCTGGTGAAGAATTTACCGAAAAACATTTAGCTCAATTACATGTTGCTTTAACAAAAGATTATATTGAAGGATTATCTATATTAGGTGGAGATCCATTAGAAAGAAAAAATATACATCAAGTTGCATATATTCTTAAAGATTGTAAACTATATTATCATATGATGACTGATAAACCATTAAATGTTTGGTTATGGACCGGATCAATATTTGAAAATTTATTAATTCAATTGCTGGATAAATACGATTATAATGATTGGTATACTGAAGACTTAGCATATATTTTAAATAATATTGATGTCTTAGTAGATGGTCCATTTATCGAAGAAAAGAAAGATTTAAATCTTGCTTTTAGAGGCTCTTCAAATCAACGTTTAATTGATATGAAAAAAACTTTTGAAAATCATAAAGTTACATTATTAAATATTAAGGAGAATATTAGACATGGCTGATTTGCTTTTTACTATATTAACTTTAACTATAGCTTTATTATTTACAAGATATATGGCTTATTACATAGTATATTTCTTTGCTAAATTTATTAAATTTATATCTAGAGGAAAAATTAATATGGTATTACATCCTATTACTCTTTGTGATGTATTATGTACAGCTATAATATGTTTTATATTATCATCTATTTTTAAAATTGTGGGTATTATATGATTATTGAAGCGATAGCTGATTTACATTTTGGAAGAACTGGTAATGAAGAAAAATTCTATGAATCTTTAAAAAACAATTTTATAAAACATTGTAATGAAATTCATCCAGATTTAATAGTTATACCAGGGGATTCGTTTGATTCTAAACAAATGATTGGATCTCCTGCAGATATTTATTATAGAAAATTTATTGATGATTGTGTAGTAACTGGTGCTACTATCGTTGTTATAGAAGGAACAGAATCGCATGATAGACATCAAATCAATGGTTTATTACATTTATCATGTGATAAATTCTTTATTGTTAATACTGTAACCAAATTAAATATTTGTGGATTAAAATTATTATTACTACCGGAAGAATATGTTACTAATGATGATTGTTATAAAGAATATTTAAACGATTATTATGATTTTGTATTCTTTCATGGTATGTTTACTCATGTTGGTATTAATGGATATGTAAGTGATGAAATTGTTAGACATGCTTATAACTTCGATTGGAAAATGTTTAAAGATAATGTTAAACATTTTGTTATAGGTGGGCATATTCACACCCATAGTTGTTATAAAAATATTATTTATTGTGGTTCTTATGGACGTTTAAATTTTGGTGAAGAAGAACCTAAAGGCTGGATAGAAATTGAAGTTGAAGGAAATAAATCTAAATGGAAATTTATTGAAAATCCTGATGCTATGTTATTTACAACTATATTAGCTTCATCTCTTCCTAATGAAATAGATCCTCTTTTAAATATGCTTAGAGGTTATCAGGAAACTAATGATTTTTTAAGAATTACATTAGATATTGATGATGATAATAAACGTAATACTATAGAAGGTTTTGTAAAAACTCATAAAAATTGTTGTGTACTTAGAACTAAATCTAAAAAACTTAGTGAAAAACAACAAGAAATAACCGAAGATATTAAAGAGCAACAAGCATATTTACATAATAAAATGAAAGCTTTTGAAAATATGAATTTTATTCAAATAACGCAAAAAATTGCTAAAGATGATTATCATTTAGAGTTTTCTCAAGAAGAAATTAATAATATTTTAAACACTAAAGTATAACTTTATATAATATCGGGTTCTTTTTAAAAGATATTATATTTATATAATTTACTATTAGAAAGGTACTTAAAATATCTTCAAATACATGTATTAAGTGGAGGAAAACTCATGACAGTTGAGGAACCTATGGACTTCGGAGGCAGTCAAATCCTTGCGCAAGATTTGATTTCCGATGACTTGATTTGTAAGATCAAAGGATTAAATCCTGATCTTGGCAGACCAATGGATGAATTTGGTCGTGGTGATCCGTATTATTCTAGATATGCGGCTTATCGTGATGAAATTGAAAACGCTGAACTTATTATTATTGATGCTAATGCATTGAATAGAAGTTCAGTTATGAATTTGGATCTTTCTGGAGATTTCTCTGGAATTGAACAATTCCCAGCAGATTATTATCAATTAGCTGGTGATACTCTTGCGATTGCATTTGATCCTTATCAATTTGGAATTGATTCTCCAGACAATTCAGATCCTACTTTAGGTGAAGACATTGGTGGATATTATGAATTTAGTGATACTGAAATTTCAGATTTAACTAATGGTATCTATTCATAATTATTAAATAGTTGGGTGAGCAAACTGTGTTGGTGTGCAGTATTCGGATTTATATAAATCTGAAAGCGTCGTGTGGTTCGATTCCCACCTCACCTATAGTTGATTTTATAGTCCTCTTCTTTAAAATTCAACTTTGCTCATATAGACTCTCGTCTTATGGACTGACCTCCTTATCATTCATTATTCAATTGGTTCTGGTCAAATTGATTGAATAAATGAATTTTAGTTAAAGTCATATAAAATAATAATTCAAAATCAGAATAATCCTCACAATATGACTTTAATGAATCGATTATCTTACTTTGGATTTGTCCAGGATCCGTGATCCTGGACTTTTTTTTCTTTTTATTGTGGACTTTATAATATAGGAATACAATTATGGCTAAACTTTATTATGAATATTATTGGAATATCACATTTAATATTCCTTCGAGAAACATACAATTTAAACCTTATTCACTTTGTAGATTTGAAAAACATTCTAATTATTTTGATAATTTCATGCCTACTTATAATATGATATGTAAAATCTATGATAAAGATTTAGATATTTTTAGATTGCTTGATAAGGAATTAAGTGTTACTATTATTTTATACGTTTCATATGGTGAAAATAAAGATTCTTTAACTACTTCTAAAAAGATTGGTGAATATGAGTTTGCTTGTTATTGTGATAAAAGCAAAATACCATCATATACTTCTTCTTCTAAAAAAGTTAATTCTTCTGTAGAAAAACCTAAATCTGAATATGAACCTGAAACATTAGGAGAATTAAATGCTGTAGAACTTAATTTAAGTCTATTACTTAAAAAAGATGTAGAAATGCGAACGTTTATTCACAATCGAGTATTTGGATCAAGTGATATGGGTGCAACTCCTATGACAGCAGTTATGGCCCTTATTGAACAGAATCCATATGTAGACAATTGTTTAATTGATAAACCTACTAATACATTAGCTTATAGAGATTTAATAGTTAAACCTGATGATTTGAAAAATGCTATATTAGGTATTCAACACAACTATGGTATTTATGATAAATCTATAGAATTATTTTATGATAATGGAATGCTCTATGTATTAAATAAATTAGAAAATCATCATAGTAAAGCTAAAAATGAAATATCAGAAATTAATGTTAAACTTTGTGAAAAAGTTGGTGTTCCTAATTCTCCAGATTATGTAGTAGAATCAGCTGATGAAAAAAAGATTTATTATGAAAGAAGAACTAAAATATTAAAAGAAGATTATGAATCTATTGAAGGTGCATTACATGGTGATAAATTTGTTTATGCAAATTTTTCTTCTGTAATTAATAGTGGATTTTCAGCTGATGGAAAAACACAATTTAAATCTCCTTTAAATGAAGTTCTTAAGCCTAGACAATCTAGAATCGATGTTGGTACAAAAATTATTCCAGATTATGATATGCTTAATAATGCTTTCAATATGAGTTCTTATATGTATGAAAAATCTTTAGGAGTACCAATTTCTTTTATTTTAACAGGAATTAATGCAGATCATCTATCTCCAAATAAAAATATTAGAATTTTATGTGATACTCCAGAATCTCATAAATTATATTCTGGTCTTTATAATATAGCTAATGTTGAGTTGGTTTATGAAAATGTTAGTAAACAAGGTAAAAACTTTACCACATATTGTAGTGCATTTTTAAAATTAGTTAATAAGACTGAAGGATATGATGAAGATTATCAAGTTGGTGAAAAAAGTTGATGCCGTGAATATATAATAATGCTCGACAAAATCATATAACGAAAAGAGGTATATAATTATGGCTGTAAAATCAAATTATGAAGAAAAATTTAAACCAATTTTATCTGAATTAGATGAACAAGCAACTTTAAATAACGAATTATATAACGAAGTACATAAATCTTTGGAAAAAGATCTTAATCGACTTAATGGTGAAAGAATGATAGGTTCAACGTCACCATCAAAATCGATTGCTGAAACTGGTAAAGTTCTCTCTGAGATTAGAGGTAATCAGGTTAATATTATTAAAGAAAAAGCTAATGTTATTAAAACTGTTGCTGATCTTGAAATTCGTGAACGTAATTCAAATACACAAGCTACTGATGCTGGAACGAATCAACTTCTTATACATAACGTTCTTAATGAGATTTCTAAGAAAGTTGGAGATATTTCTAAACCTACTATTTCTGAAATACAGGATAATAGAGGTAGAGATAAATTGGATAATCTTAATCCTGAAGCATTAGGATTAAATGATAATGATTATGCTATGATCGATAGATTTAAAAATACAAATGGTTAATTAATATGATTAATGATGGATTTCATTTACTTAAAAAATTAGATTGTGATACACGTTATGTATTATTAACAACTGTTACAAAAGATATCTATGTATATCTTTTACATTCTAACATTTTAATTACAGATTCTGATAAAACTGAAATAGAAACTGGCTATATTCCATTATTAGATGGAGTAGATACAAGTCAAACTAAAACTTATACTGTTAATGAAAATTTTAGAACTATGGATCAGATGAATGAAGATATTGTAAAATATTTAAATGCTAGATCTGGTTATAAAAGTTTTAATATCATTAATACTTCTAGAAACTATAAGTTTTTTATACAGTCTAAAGTTTTTGCAACTGCTGCTAAAAATTGTAAAAAAATCTATATTGATATGGGGTCTGTTGATACTTCAGATAAAGGTAATTATGGTGGTTCTATATGTTTAGATTCTACAGATTATGGTGAAATAGATACTATAGAAATAAATTCTGGAACACTTCTTTTACAAGATAATGTAACATTAATTGTAAAGAATTTTGATATTACCTATTGTACAGTAGACACATTTAATAAAGAAACTGATAAGAGTTGTTCATTTAGCGTTCTTATTGAAAATAAAATGGATGTTGTGAATTTAGCAATTTATAGTACAATATTCACTACATTCTCTAATTATAATAAAAATGGTCTTGATTATTTACAAACTAAATTTGTTGCAGCATATATCAGGATATATGGTAAAGAAAAAATAACTCAGAATTCTAAATTTGAAAGAATTTTGATTCAAGGATTTAGTAAATGCTCTATCATTAAAATAGAAGTTGAAGATTCAGTATCTTATGGTGGTATTTTAAAGTTAGATCGTATGGATAAGTTGATGATTGGTGGTATTAGTAGAAATATTAATAACGTTGATCCTACAGCTCCTATGATAACGATAGCAAGAGTAGCTACTACTAATTTACATAGTATTAATGTAACTATTAAAGATACATCGACTATTTCATCAAGATATTCTCTTATTGAATTTACAAAAGATGATACTGGTACAACTAGATCTGTTAATATGTATAGTTCGAATATTATTAATAAACATTCTAAAAGATTAACAATATTTAAAATGAACAATGTTGAAATTGATAAATTATATTTTTCAGATACAATTATAAATGAGAGTGTAACTTTATTTGAACGTTCTAATGCAAAATTATCAAAACTTTTCTTTAATAATTGTAAAATTAGTGGCGATTCATTTAATTTATCTGATACAACTAAAATAAGTTTAACAGATTGTGATTTTACTATTTCTGGAAATTTAGATTTATCTAGTTCATATGTTACAATATCTGGTGGTTATTATAGATTCCTTAATATGAAAGTCGGTTCTTATGAAGATTTTCCTGTTTCTAAAATTGATATAAATGGAGCTGAATTTAGTGGAGGCTCTTTAAGTTTTACAAATGATGCTTCAGAAGTTTCAATGCCATTCTTTGATAATGATTGTAAATATAATGTAACTAAAATTCTTTTAGATAAGTTTAATCCTACTTTTACTAATTCAGTATTTTGTACAGAAAATTTAACAATAAATACTGAAAAATCTGTTAATTTACTTAGTGTATTAATCAATTATCGTGAAAATAAATCTAAAACAACATTTAATTTAAATTGCTCAGTGTGTGGAAATATAATGTTTACAGATCAAAGTAGTTCAGATAAATTTGAATTATTTATTTATGATCTTAATGAATTTTTATCAATAAATCCTTTAGATTTAGTTGGAATAAATGAAACACCAAACATTCAAATTACAACAAACGTTCCAATTAAAATTAAAGCTTATAATTTTGATAATAGATATATTCATGCTATGTTTAATAAATATACATCCACTCAAAATTCAACAATAGATTTATATCCAAAAAACGATGAATATTTTACTAAAGTTTTGAATGATTCTGAAAAAGAAATGAGTATTTCTTCAGAAATTGAAAACGAATATAATATGGTAGAATATATGAGATATACATTAACACCAATTGAATAAAATAAATGAACCCGGAAAACTCGGGTTCATTTTATATTTTAGTAAATTATTATTAATTATATATTATATTTATAGAAGTAGGAAATTTTTATTTCCATTTCTAAAACATCAAAACGATTGATGTGCTTTGTATATTTAGGGTAAGGATTTGGAAAGGTTGAACCTACTTCTTTAACTTACCCCCTCATTTGAGAAGAAATTATCGTTGATAGTTTCTTCTCTTTTTTGTAAAAACTATTTTTATTTTTGTATATTATGGTTATGGATAAAAGATAGAGAGGGGTGCGCCAACACCCCTCTCTAAATATAGCTTTACCAAGGAGGTGAAAACTATGAAAAGGTGCGAACCTTTGTTTAAATACCATTATAGTGTAAACTATAATGGTTATCCAGTTACTAAGTACAAATTAGTAACTAGACAGGAATTCATCAGTATAACTGGTATAGATCCTGTGAATCCAAATAATTAATACATTTAATTGTTCGGATTAAGATTAAAAAACAGTAAAACTTGAAAGAGTTTTCTGTACCGGATTGCTACGGTTTCTTTTTTTTATTAATTTACGATGACAAATATATGTATTCTTAAGTTTTAATGATTTAAGAATAAATAAATTTTAAAGAGGTAGTTTTAATGAAAGACCAAATTAGTGATGAAAAAATGTCTTTTAGCATTATTAAACGTACTGGTCAGGAACAGTTATTTGATGATGAAAAGATCAAAAATGCTATTGAAAAAGCAAACAATGCTATTGATCCACTTTATAAGATTTCTGATGAACAGATTGAAACTATAAAAGAAAATGTTGTAAATGAAATTATAGAATGTTCTCGGCAGTTTAATGTTGAAGAAATACAAGATTTGGTTGAAAAGAATATTTCTAAATATTCTTGGGAGTTAGCTAAAGCATTCACTATTTACAGATATGAACATGCTTTACAAAGAGATGGTGATACTACAGCACTTAATGCCAAATATGCTGAAGATTACAAAAAGTTGATGGATAGAACTTGGAATATCTATGAATGTCAATCCGAAGATATTCATCAAGAAAATGCTAATAAAAATGCATATCTTCTTTCTACACAAGCAGATTATTCGGCTTGTGAAGTTGATAAAGAGCTAATTAAATATAAAAAAATTTTTAGTGATGATGTTTTAAAAGCACATGCTGAAGGAATAATTAAAGTTCATGATATGGGTTATTCTGCAAGAAGAATGATAAACTGTTCCCTTATCAATCTTAAAGATATGCTTTTGAATGGTACAGTTATTAATGGAGTGTTTATTGAAACTCCAAAATCATTTATAACTGGTTGTACAGTTGCTACACAAATTGAATCGCATATAGCATCTGGACAGTATGGTGGACAAACTGTAAATCTTTGGCATATTGCTCAGTTTGTTAAAATTACTCGTGAAAAATTAATTAGACGAACTCGTGAAAGATATGAAAAAATTGGTAGAGCTTATACTGAAAAAGAACTTCTTGAAGATGCTGAACTTCAATTAAAGCAACATATTGAAGATGGGATACAATTACTCCAGTATCAAATTCTTACACATATGACTACAAACGGTTAACTGACTGGCCGCCTTGCATGGTAACATGTAAGTGAATAAGGTGGTGAACCCATAAATATGGGGTGTTATTCATTTATTGAATAGCTAACGGTGAAAGCATTTTGTTAAATTTTTAATGCTAATACCGTGCCAAGTATTCTTTTTAAGAATAAAGGTGTAACGACTATCGAACGGACACAAATATTTATTTGTGGAACCTAGTAGAGTAGCTTTAAGGTGAAATTCCTTATTGCGAAGTGCCATCCATCCTTTTTATAGGATGAAGAGATAGTCTAATCCAAACGGAATAACAAATAACGTTTGGAGAAGGGAATAAATGCAGTCTCCCTTCGTTTCTACATATATTAACATTAATGATGCTCCAGAAGAAGATCGTAAAGATTATGCTATGGTAATTGAAGCATTCTTAAATCAGCGACTTCTTGGTGTTAAAAATAAAGTTGGTGTATACTTTGGACCAGCTTTCCCTAAAGTACTTTATGTACTTGATGAAAATAATGTTTGGAAGGATTCTGAATATTATTATCTTACAGCTCTTGCAGAAAAATGTTCTGTTGAACGTTTAGCTCCAGATTATATTTCTGCTAAAGTTATGCGTGAACTTAAAGAAGGAAATGTATTTGCTTGTATGGGAGCTGTGCATCCTGATACAGATACTATGTTTAGAATTAATGACGACGTTTATGTTTGCAGTATTGAAGCAATGTATAACCATATCATTAAAAAGTTCAATATTAAGGAAGAAGATCAATTTGGTCAAGTAGGAAATCCTAATAAAGATTTAAATCTTGAAAATTTAAATATTGAAATTTTCGATAATGGTATTCAAGATTTTGTTAAATGTAAAATGATGAATAAGAACGTCGGTTCTAATTTCAAAATGTACTATTTAACAGCTCCTAAGGGATATGGAGATAATGAAGATTTCGTTTATCTTTATGCTACAAATGATCATCCACTGATGGTTGCTGATATTTCCGAAGAAGGTAAATATTATGATCCTGAAAAAGCATATGAATGTAAAGTTGAAGATATGATTGGAAAAGAATTATGTATTTACCATAGTTATGGAAAAGCTACCGATAATTATAAGCCAATTGCAAGACGTGTAACTATAACAGAATGTAATGAAATTCCAGAATTTGTCTATGATGTTACGACAGAAACTGAACATTTTATGGCTGGTTATTTCCTTAGTCATAACTGTCGTTCATTCCTTTCTCCTTGGAAGGATGAAAACGGTAATTATAAATTCTGGGGACGGTTAACTAACGCAGTTGAGCCGTCGTTAAATCGTGTGAACCCATATCAAAGGGGTGTAATGGTTGCTTAAAAAATAAACCATTGCTAACGGTGAAGGTTCTTTATTGAATAAAGAAATAATACCGTGCCAAGTATTCTTTTTTAAGAATAAAGGTGTAACGACTAGGGGTGATGAGTGTAGCCCTGTAGAATAGAGATTGATACTATTCGAAGCGCACGACAATAATAAATTTACATTTATTATTGAAGAGATAGTCTACTATGTGTTTACGCCCACAGTCAACAAAGGCGTTGTTACAATTAATCTTCCTGATGTTGCTCTTAC